GGTCTCGGGCTGGAGGGCTGCAAACCGCAAACCCTGCAAACCTCGGTTTGCACCCTGACGCTATCGAAGCGCCGCGCTCGCGCCCCCCGCATGGCTGGGCGGCCAGGAAGGACCCGTGGATGGCTGGGCGGCTTCCTCGACCGTCACCGCTGTCCAGAAGTTAGCCGAGATACTACCCCTGATCGGCCTGCTTTGTTGCACCCCTGAACGACCCCGGATTTGCATCCAGTCCGAAACTGTCTGTCAGCGCGCCCTGCGTTCATCAACGTTGCGCATGGGTTTGGAAGAGCTACCCCATCAGAGCACCGCCTCCAACCCCTTGCGTTCGATGAGGTCGAGCAGCTTCTGCGAGGGACCGCTGGGCTTCTTGTCGCCCACTTCCCACTTGCGCACGGTCGAGACGCTGGTGTTGAGGACCGATGCCAGCACGGCCTGACTCAAGTGCAGGCGTTCGCGCAAGGCGCGCACTTTCTCAGCGTCGTATTCATGCACCGGCTCCAGGCACAGCGCGTCGTACTTGCGCATCTTGCGCTTGTCGATGAAGCCCAGGCGATGCAGGTCGCGCGCCGTTTCGTGAACGGCTTCGAGCAGGCGGCTCTTGGACTTAGGCTCGTTTGTCATGGCAAATCTCCTGCAATGTTCCGTCGGCAACGGATTCATCCAACTGGCGCGCGGGACGGGCCAGCAGATCGGCGGCCAGATCCTGCAGCGCTTCCAGTTCCTCGTCATCGATGTTGGCCCGCTCGTTTTTCTCGAAGCCGTAGACGAAGAACCAGCGATCGCCCTTGTTGGTGGCGATCAAGGTGCGCGCGCCACCACGCTTGCCGCGGCCAGCCAAGCCCACGCGCTTTTTCACCACGCCACCGCCCAGGTCGGCATCGATGAGGCCCGCGGCCATCTCCTCGACCGCTTGACACAACCCGGCGTCTGTCAGTTCGGTCTTGCGCATCCAACGAGCGAAGTGGCGCGTCTTGAAGACTCTTCTCATTAGCGAAGTATGCCACTTAGTGGCACCATGTGTCGAGAAGTTCCTTGCTCTCCGTTCAGACGGTCGGCCACGATCGAGAGCGCCCGCTGCCACCGCCGCCAGGCGGTGGTCCGGTCGCAGCCGAAGCGGGCGCAGATGTCGCGCCAGCGGTGGCGCTCGGCGCGCATCCATACCAGGTGGCGTTCCTCTTCCTCCAGCCACAAGACCCAGCGCATGGTCTCGAGCATGCGCTCGATGGCCTCGGGGCTGGGCGGGAAGCGCCGGATCGTCGGCTCAGCCCCCAGCGTCTCCCAGGGCATGCGCCGGATCGCGGGCCAGGTGTTGAAGTAGCCCTGCACGCGCACGGGCGGCAGGCGGTGGGCGGTGATGGCCGCCTCCCGGAAGCGTTCGGCCACACGCTCGACGGTCCACTCAGCCATGGCGCGCCTCCCATGCACCGTAGAGCCGCTCGCCGATTCGGCGGATCAGCTCACGTTCCATCCAGTCGAGCCGGTCGTCCTCGAGGCAGACGACGAGCAGGCGTTGCTCGCGCCAGCCGCGGCGCTTGACGGCCTCCACGTCCATCGGCTCGGGCTGCAGGCGCCCCAGCGGGCAGCGGTAGCGAGGGGTCGGAACAATCATCTCATGCCTCCTGCGCCGCGTCGTGCTGCTGGATGGCCCAGTGCAACAGCGCCAGGGCGTCGGCTTCGTTGTCGTCGGCGGGCTGATAGCCGCGCGCACGCATGGCCACCATCATCTCGTCCTTGCTCGCATTGCCCTTGCCGGTGACGTGCTTCTTGATCGTGCCCACCGGCACGCCCTGGTAGGGGACGCCGTGGTGCTCGCACCAGGCCGTGAGCGTGGCCAGGAACCCGCCGTAGGCGTGCGCGGCATCGGTCGAGACGTGGCGGCGCACTTCCTCGAAGTACAAAAACTGAAGTTCAGAAACCGATGTCTGAATTTCAGAAATCCAACGGCCAAAGCGCAGGTAGCGCATGCCGCCGCCTTCGAAGCGCTGCGGCTTGAAGGATTGGCTGCCGCTGGTGATGCGGCCCGTGCGGTCGCGCAGCGCCCAGCCGGTGGTGGTGCCCAGGTCGAGGGCCAGAATCGTTGCTGTCATCGTTGCAGTCCTTCGTTCGTGTGCTCATGCCGGTGACCGAAGGTGACCGCCGTGGGGAATATCCCTTCCGCCCGCGCGCGCGTACGCGCGTAAAGCGATTCAATCCCTGGGCCAGTCACCTTCGGTCACCGTGGGTGGTCAGTCGTCGCGGTACGGGAGCCGTACGCCGGAGTCCTTGGGCTTGAGCGACAGGCCCGCCAGGGCCTTGACGCCGCCGTGGATGCGCGTGCGCTCGAAGCCGCGGTTGGCCAGTTGCTGCGCGAGCCAGCGGCTTGTGCCCACGTACTCGCCGCGCCGGCCGGCCCAGTCCTGCCAGCGCTGGAACACGTCGGCCACGGCCACGCGGGCCTGCGGGTGGCGCTGCGCCTCTTCGTCCAGGAAGTCGCCGACGGCGTCCTCCTCGTCGAAGTACTCGGCGGTGGCCGACACCACGCTGGCCGGGGGCCGGAGCCCCTCGCGCTGCCAGGCCAGACAGCCCTGCACCGCCCAGGCGAGAATGCCGTCGCGCTCGGCCAGGAGCTTGTCGGTGAGCCCGGCGTCGCGCCGCTCGGGCGGGATGGTCACGGTGAAGGGGATGAGGTGCAGCCGGCGCTTCATCGCCTCGTCCACGTTGCGGATCGCGGGCTTGTGGTTGCCGGCGATGACCAGCTTGAACTGGGGCGTGTACTCGAAGAAGTCCTGGCGCATGAAGCGCGCCGAGACCTTGTCGCCGCCGGTGATGGCCTTGACCTTGGACTCGTTCCAGCGCCGGCCCTGCTCGGTCTCGATGGAGGAGACGAAGCGCGCCCCGCGCAGGCCCGCGAGATCGGTCGGATGCCGGTCGCCGCGCGCCTCCATGAAGGTGTCCATCGGCGCGCTGGTGGCGTAGTCGCCGAGGATCGTGGCCAAGGTGTTCACGAACACCGACTTGCCGTTGGCGCCGGTGCCGTAGAGGAAGAACAGCGCATGCGCCGCCGTCGAGCCGGTGAGGCAATAGCCCACCATGCGCTGCAGGTAGGCCTGCAGGTCGGTATCGCCCCCGGTGACGTCGGCCAGGAACGCCCGCCAGCGGGGACAGTCGCCGCGGGGCGTGGCGGTGGCGAGCTTGGTCATGCGGTCGGCGCGGTCGTGGGGACGCAGCCGCCCGGTGCGCAGGTCGACCACGCCGCCCGGCGTGTTGAGCGCGAACAGATCCGCGTCCCACTCCTGCGAGGTGGAGGCGTGCCGCCGGTCGGTGCGCGCCAGCCGCTCCACGCCGCCCACGGTGCTGCTCGCGGCGAGCTTGGCCGCGAGCCGGTGGGAGTCGGCCTTGAGCGCGGCCTCGCGGCAGATCGCCCGGATGAGGTGGTGCACCAGCAGCGTCTCGTCGGCCTGCCAGCGCCGGCCGTCCCACACCAGCCACTTGCCCCAGGCGGCGCAGTAGCGCCAGTCTTCGCTGTAGCGGCTGGTGAAGGTCAGCGCCAGCGCGTCGTCGGTGGCCCAGACGGAAGGTTCCTGCGTGGGCTGCCCAAGTGCTGGCTTGATGCTCATCCGCGGGCCCGCGGCGATGAAGGCGGCGACGTCGAAGCCTTGGGCGACGGCGTCGGCCGCGTCCCACCCCTCGGGCTTGTCGTCGGGCGGCAGCAGCACGTCGCAGGAGGCGGCGCCGGCGGCGAGTGCGGCCTGCGCCGCGGCCATCGCATAGTCCCAGCCGGGTTTGTCGCGATCGGGCCAGAGGAGGACGGCCTTGCCCGCCAGCGGCGACCAATCGGTCTTGTCCACGGGCGCATTCGCCCCGTGCATCGCGGTGGTGGCGCACACGCCGGCGTCGATCAAGGCCTGGGCGCATTTCTCGCCCTCGACCAGCACGACCTGGGCGGCGTCCTGGATCCCCGGCTGGTTGTACAGCGGCCGCGGCTCGGGCGGAGCCATCTTGCGGCGGCGCGCGTCCCAGGGCCGGAATTCCTTCTTGCGCCCGGGCGGGTCGTAGCGGTAGACCACGGCGATGAGGCGCCCTTGTGCGTCGAGGTAGTCCCACTTGGCGGTGGCCGGGCCGAGGTCGTCGATCGAGGCCTTCTTGGCCGCCTTGCGCGGCGGCGCCGTGGGCGCTCGGCCGACGAGGTCCTCGGCCAGGTCGAGGACGCGGGCGAAGTCGCCGTGCACGTCCACGCCGAAGTGGGCGCCGATCAGGTGGAACACATCGCCGCCGGAGCCTTCGGCACGGTCGGTCCACAGTCCCGCCTTGTCCCCAATGAGCACGACTTCCAGGCTGTCGCCCGGGCTGCCGAGCACGTCGCCGATGAAGAACTTGCCGCGGCGCTTCTTTCCAGCGGGAAACAGGGTGAACAGCACCGCTTCCAGCCTCGCGAGCAGGGCGGCGCGAATCTCCTCGCGGCGCGCGGTGGGGTCGGCGTCGGCGGGCGGGTCCGGGAGAGCGTTGAAATCGATCATGCACCGCCCTCCTCGCTGCCATCCGACGCGCTGCGGGCCATGGCTCTCGCGTGGTGCGAGGCCCAAACCTGCAGTTCCGACAGCCGGTAGCGCACCAGCCCACCCAGAAGGTAGTGCGGGATGCGGTGCTTGGCGCGCATCATTGGATCGGCGAACCAGTAGTACGGCAGGCGCAGGCTGGCCGCGGCTTGCTTGGCGTCGATCATGGGCTCGCCAATCGCGCCCGTCGTCGATACGGATCGGGTCCTCATGCCGCAGCCCTCCAGCACCGGTCCTGCCACGGACACATCCGGCACTCGACATGGGTGGGATCGGAGAACGAGCGCGGCAGCAGTTCGCCCGCCTCGGTGGCCGTGATGACCTTGACCGCCCGGTCGGACATGCGCTGCGCCAACGCCGCATCGAACGGCACCAGCTCGGCGTGGATCTCCATCGTGTCAGCGTTCACCGCCGTGAACAGGGCCGGGTGCGCGTGCAGTTCGAGGTAGGCCTGGTAGAGCGCCACTTGCGCGGCGTAGACCGGGCGGGCAGACGCAAGCCGGTGCTTCTCCAGCTCGC